CGATTGTACAAGGGTCTGAAGGAGATGTATCTGTATTGCAGTTGAATAAGTTTAACGACTTCAGAACTGCACAAGCCACAATGAATGGTATAACAGATCGTCTAAGCCAAGCATTTCTTTTGACATCGGGAGTTGTTAGAGATGCAGAGAGAGTGACTGCTGAAGAGATACGCATGTTAAGTCAAGAACTTGAAGCTGCTCTGGGTGGTCTCTACTCTCTGTTATCTCAAGAGCTACAGCTTCCTATCGTCAGTCGTTTGATGGACAAGATGTCTAAGAGCAAGCGTCTACCTAAGATACCTAAAGATATTGTTAAGCCTACTATTGTTACTGGTGTTGAAGCACTTGGTCGTGGTAATGATCTTAACAGATTGGATATGTTCTTAGCAGGTGCTAATCAGATAGTAGGACCACAAGCAGTTACTCAATACTTAAATGTATCTGACTACTTCAAGCGTCGTGCTACTGCTCTTGGTATTGAGACTGAAGGGCTGATCAAGACAGAAGAAGAAATTCAACAAGCTATGCAACAAGCTCAGATGATGGAGATGGCACAGAAACTCGGAGCACCCGCAGTAGCACCAGCTATCAACGCAGCACAGGAGCAGTACATGGCACAACAACAACCACAAGAGGAATAACAAATGGCTGAATTACACCGAGTAGAGATTAACGAAAAAGCACCGAATGAAATCGAACCTGAAGAGAAACCAGCGGAAGTCACCGAGCAACAAACCACGGAACTACCGCAAGAAGAGAACGACCGCCCGCAATGGCTCCCCGAAAAGTTCAAGAGTGCGGAAGACATGGCACAAGCGTACTCCGAGCTGGAAAAGAAACTTGGACAAGCTCCTAAAGAAGAGCAAGCAGAAGCTGAACAAAGTGAAGCGGAAGCTGAGAACCAAGAAGAACAAGCTGAAGAGAACACTAGTGAAGCATACCAAGCGGTTGCAGAAGCAAGTAAAGAGTTTTTTGAAAACGACGGTACACTTAGTGAGGAAACTTATAACGCTTTAGAAAAAGCCGGACTTCCTAGAGATTTAGTTGACAGCTACGCAGCTGGTCAGCAAGCATTATTACAATCTGAAGAAGCTCAAATACAAAGCGTTGCGAACGGTCAATACGATGCGATGGCAGAGTGGGCGAATGAGAATTTACCACAAGAAGAGATCGATGCTTTTGATGAGGCGGTCACCGGGGGTACAGTTCAACAAGCTAAATTAGCAGTGCAAGGATTGTACGCCAGGTATCAGAATGCTACAGGTAGTACACCTAAGTTAACACAAGGATCAGTTACTGGTACATCAACCATGCCATTTAAAAGTATGCAGGAGTTAGCACGAGCACAGTCTGATCCACGCTATCGTTCCGGTGATAAAGCATATCACGAAGAGATTGACAGACGGCTAGCAGTTAGTAATATTTAGGTCTATTCATAATAGTGGGTTCAGACCCCTAGCTAGGTTTTGTGTTATTCGGGTGGAGGTTTTTGTTAGTTTACCCTCTGCCTTATTTTGTTTCCCTAGCTAGGGGTTTCTGTTTATGATAAAGTCTATGGCAACAGAGATAGGCGAGAATGTACAAGTAAAAGCTAACCTCGCATTCATGGCTAAAGTAATAGCTGTGGTGGGTAGCGTGGTTTGGGGATACAGTGTTATATGGAACAAGATCAATGAGCTGGATAACGGACTAGGTCGGGTACAACATGAGGGTACTATGCTAGGAGACTTGTCAGCACGGATGTTACACATTGAGAAGTTCGCAGAACAATCCAAAGGAGACCTAGATCATCTCATGTCACTACAGGATGCACCTATAACATCTGACTATCAACAGTTTGAGCGGATCAAATACTTAGAGAAAGAGTTAGATATACTTAGAGGTAAGTTTGATTATTTTATATACGGAGTAAAGTGAAGAGATGGGCGAGTTACTTATGTTATTTATCACGGGCGGTGGTAGCACTGCTATGGGGGCGATTCTTAAAGGTGTATTTGGTTATGTGTTTGAAGCTAAACAACAAAAGCACGATCTTGAAATGGCGAGAGAGGCTCGTGCGTCTGATAATTTCCTTCGACTACAAGCTGAAATCGCTAAAAGCGGTACTGGGGAGTTTGTTTCTTTTACTCGTCGTATTCTTGCTGTTATCGGGGTGTCTACGCTCTGTGCTTGTATCATCCTCTGTACCCTCTTCCCCTCCGCAGAAATCGTCACCCTTACCAACGCAGACGGAGAGGGAGTCAATGAGTTCTTCTTCGGTCTTATCAGCTTCCAAGCTAACCAAGAACCCATATCGATCTCTTCTGGACACATCAGCCTTATGGGATGCACAGTAATTCTGCCTTGTATCCTTGGTTTCTACTTTGGTCCAAGTGGTCGAAGAGGTTGACAGTCAAGCCTTTTTCCCTTTTACTTATACTTAAATTTAATCGACAACTAGCAACAACTAGTCCCTCGACCCTCTGCGGAGGACAATCCTGTGAAGACGAAAGATGTGAAAGTCACCGGTAATCATCACACATTCAATAACTTATAACATAGGAGATCATATATTATGGCAAACGGAGATACCTCCCCTAGTCGTGTAGGTCAGATCAATTCTGCTGGCAATACAGATGCCTTGTTTCTTAAAAAGTTTAGCGGAGAAATTCTGCAAACCTTTGAGGAGAGCAATGTATTCAAGCCCCTACACACCATTCGTACCATTGAGTCTGGAAAGTCAGCTCAGTTCCCAGTAACCGGAATTGCTTCTGCTGCTTACCACACTCCTGGTGAAAACATTGCTGACGCTGGAAACAGCTACCTCAGCGACATCAAGAAGGCAGAACAAATCATCACCATCGATAAGATGTTGTTGGCTTCTACTTTCTTGTCAAACATCGACGATGTAAAGAATCACTACGACATTCGTTCAGTATACGCTAATGAGTTGGGTAAAGCTCTTGCAGTTCGTTTTGACACAGCTATTGCTAAAGTGTTCATCGGTGCTGCTCGTTCATCTGCTGTTATTACTGGCGGTAAGACTGCTGGACAGCTTGATGTAGCTAACAACGATTTCTCTGCTGGAGATGTAACAGGTACTCCTGCTGCTATCACTGGTGCTGATCTTGTTGCTGCTTTCTTCAGTGCTGCTCAAAAGCTTGACGAAAACGATGTTCCTAGCGATGGTCGTTTTTGCGTTCTGCGTCCAAGTGACTACTACAAGTTGATCACAGGTGCTGACTCTTCCAACAGCTTCTCCCTTACTTCTGCCGTTAACTCGGACATCGGAGGTCAAGGTGGATTGGCTACTGGATCGATTCCACAAATCGCTGGTATCAGCATCTTCAAGTCTAACCACATTCCATCAACTGACCTCAGCGGTACTTCTACTGGTGATGGTGAGGCTAACAACGATCCGTTTGGTGCTGGAAATGGATACAATGCTGACTTTAGAAATACTGTTGGTATCGTTTCCCACTCCGCTGCTGTCGGAACCGTTAAGTTGCTTGATCTTGCTACCGAATCCGAGTATCAGATCGAGCGTCAAGGTACGCTATTTGTTGCTAAGTATGCTATGGGTCACGGAATCCTCCGTCCTGAGTGTGCTATCGAATTAGTAGCATAACCGTTTCTCTCGGTGTTGGGAGGTCTGTGATTCGTTCCGCTCCCTCCATCGGGATTACTTATTTATACAGCTATGGCACTTACGACTAAACTAAATGCAGTAAACACGATGATCTCCGTTATTGGAGAAGCACCAGTAAATACATTAGGAGGGACAGCCGTTCCGGTAACAGTCGTACAAGCGGAAGCAGTGCTGGACGAAACCAGTAAAGCCGTACAGTCAGAGGGTTGGCACTTCAATACAGAACATGAATATGTACTTACTCCTGACGCTTCCACATCTAAGATTAACCTACCAAGTAACACACTGAAGGTAGACTTAGACCCACAAATTTATACAGACAGTGACCCAGTACAGCGTGGACTTACTCTATACGATAGAAAGAATCACACGGATGTATGGACGAAAGAAGTGAAAGCTTCGCTTACTTTTGAGTTAGCATTCACAGATATGCCTGAGCAGTTCAGACACTACATCACAGTTAAAGCAGCTCGTATCTTTGCTAACAGATTCTTAGGCAGTAGAGAGATTGAAGGGTTTGCTTTGAGAGACGAGATAGAAGCTAAAGCCCGTGCTATCGATAGTGACTCTGAGAATGCAGACAGAACTATCTTTGACCACTACAGCGTACTTAGAGTATTAGATAGATAAGCGACATGCCTCTGTTAGTAAACAGTGTACCTAACCTAGCACAGGGCGTATCGCAGCAGCCTGACAATCTCCGTTATCCTGGGCAGTGT